GCAGATACCGTTAACATGAGCGTTAACGCAATCAGCAACAAGCCTGATGGCATGGGCACAAAGACCTCGGGCATCAAAATCCGCGGTACTGGCGCAGCTACAAAAGGCGTGATGGCTCGCGGCCCAATGGCCTGATACGAACATGAACTACACCCAGTTGACCGCTGCTATCTGCGACTACACGCAGAACTTCGACCAAGACTTTATTGACAACATCCCGGTGTTTGTCACGCAGGCGGAGCAGCGCATCTACAACACGGTGCAGTTTCCTTCGTTGCGCAAGAACGTCACAGGCGTTACCACGACGAACAACAAGTACCTGTCCGCTCCGAGCGACTTCTTGGCGGTGTACTCCTTGGCTGTCATCGACGGCACTGGCGCGTACGAGTACCTGCTTAACAAAGACGTCAACTTCATCCGTCAGGCGTACCCCACTCCAACGAGCACGGGGATTCCAAAGTATTACGCCTTGTTTGGCCCCTCCACAACCAACGATGCCACTCCGATTATTACGAACGAGCTATCGCTGATTCTGGGCCCAACGCCTGCTGCCGTGTACTCTGTGGAGTTGCACTATTACTACTACCCTGAGTCGATCAGCGTCGCTGCTTCCGGCCAAACATGGCTGGGTGATAACTTCGATTCAGTTTTGTTGTACGGCTCACTGGTGGAGGCCATCACCTTCATGAAGGGTGAAGCCGACATGGTGCAGTTGTACAACACCAAGTACACCGAGGCATTGGCTTTGGCAAAACGTCTGGGCGACGGCATGGAGCGTCAGGACGCTTATCGTTCTGGCCAGTACCGACAGGCGGTGACTTGATATGGCATTTGAGCAAACACTCACCACGAGCTTCAAGCAGGACATCCTGCTTGGGGTTCACGACCTTGACACCGACACCATCAAGATGGCGCTGTATTTGGCGACTGCTGATTTGGGCGCCGCCACCACCGTGTACACGACGACCGGTGAGACATCTGGCACAGGCTACACAGCAGGCGGCAAGGTGCTTACAGGCGTGACGGTTCTGACTTCTGGCACCACAGCATATGTGGACTTCGCCGACCCATCATGGGACCCTGCAGCCTTTACTGCACGGGGCGCCCTCATTTACAATGCAAGCAAGAGCAACAAGGCGATTGCAGTATTGGACTTCGGGTCGGATAAAACCGCCACGACCATCTTCACGGTGCAGATGCCCGCTAACACAGCGACCAGTGCGCTGATTCGTATTTCCTAAAAGGAGTTTCTCATGGCTATCGAAAAAGCAAAATCTGCAGACAGCGTTTCCGCTGGCATGGTTGCTAAAAATGGTTTTGGCGAGTCCGCCAAAGGCGGCGGTGTTTACCACGTTGAGTGCCTCGACAAAGACGGCAACTTGAAGTGGTCCGGTAAGATGCACAACCTCGTTGTGAACACTGGCCTGCAGGACATGAACAACAAATATTTCAAGGGCTCCAGCTACACCGCTGCGTTCTATATTGGTTTGGTGACTGGCCCCGCTTCTGGTACCTCATACGCTGCCGCCGATACTTTGGCTTCACATGCTGGCTGGACTGAGTTCAGCGGCTATTCTGGCAACCGTAAGGCTGTGACATTTGGCACCCCCACCACTGCGGCGCCTTCGGTCATTGACAGCACCGGCTCCCCATCGTCGTTTGCTATTACCAGCACTGCGACTGTGGCGGGTGCTTTTATTTGCACCGTAGCCAGCGGCACTTCGGGTATCCTGTTCTCTGAAGCAGACTTCGATTCCCCCGGCGACCGCAGTGTGGTTAGCGGTGACACACTGAACGTGTCGTACACCTTCAGCCTCGACGCAGCTTAAAGGAATACCCCAATGCTTGGGTTCGCACCACTCGCTGCGGCCCCGTTGGGGGCAGCTGGTTCAGGAGCAGTCGCCTACGACGTCTCTTTTAGCGACGCTGCGGTTGTGGCCGACATTGCGCTTCAGGCGTTTCCAATTTATTTGTCGGTTCTTACAGAAGATGCCACGGGCACGGACGCCATCCAAGTTACGGCGTCCACGTTTACAGCCAATCTGTCTGGAGCTGCGACTGGAGACGACGCGGTTAGCGCGGTTCCAACATATTTAGCCAACCTTTCTGACGCCGCCGATGGCGTGGATTCAGCCGCTGCTATCGGGTCTTTCCTGTCAAACATCATAGATGGCGCATTTAGCCTAGATTCTGTTTTGGTGGAGGCTTCCGAGTTTGGCGCGAATGTTTCAGATACTGCGGCAGTAAACGGTACGCCAGATGCTGCGGCAGATTTTGATGCGGCATTTTCGGATGAGGCCACAATTGACGACGCAAATGCAGCGGATTATTTGTGGAAAACTATCAATGACTCGCAGGGCACTTCGTGGTCTGTGGTTAAAACACAAGCGTAAGAGGTTTTTATGGCCATTGTTCTAAAAGATCGAGTCAAGGTTACATCAGGCGTTACTGGCACAGGTACGGCGACACTGGGCACCGCCGCAACGGGCTTTCAGTCCTTTGCTGCAGTTGGTAGCGGCAACCAAACTTACTACACCATCGCGCTGCAGTCTGGCGACGAATGGGAAGTTGGCGTTGGTACCGTCACTGATACAGCGGGCACGTTTACTTTGTCACGCACTACCGTGTTCGAGTCCAGCAACGCGGGCAATTTGGTGAACTTCTCCGCAGGTACCAAGGATGTGTTTGTCACATACCCCGCCGAGCGTGCGATTTATGAAGAACCAGACGGCCAGACGTTGATTGATGGCGGACCCATCACCATCTTGGGCTCGGGTGTGACGGTCAACCCGACTCTTGAAGCTGAGCTGGGTAAGTTTGTTGGCAACGTGGATTCGTTTGGTCAGGTGTACAACTTGAACCAGAATGACGGCTCCTCGGCTTCTGCTGACTTCGTGGTGTACAACGACGAAACCACAGATGGCTTCACACACTTCACCGACATGGGCATCAACAGCTCAGACTACACGTCGGTGGATTACCCCATCTTTACGCCCGGTTCGGGCTATGTGTTCCATGACGGTGACGACTTCTTCATCGGAAACCAAACTGCGGCCAAAGATGTTGTCCTGTTTGCCGGTGGCGCAGATACAACTAACGAAGCCGTCCGCATCAAAGGTTCAGACCAAAGCGTAGAGCTGGCAAGCGATCTGTCTGTAGCGGGCACTGCCACTATCACCGGTGCTGCCGAGTTCCAGTCTACTGTGCTGTTGGATGCTGATCCGACGCTGGCTTTGCAAGCTGCCACCAAGCAGTATGTTGACTCTGCTGTTTCTACAGGTTTTGTGGTCCACGAGGCGGCGCGATTGGCCACAGCAGCGGCACTTTCAACAAACACGTACAACAACGGCACCGCAGGTGTCGGGGCTACGCTAACGGCTAATGCAAACGGGGCGCTGTCAATTGATGGTGTGGCTGTTGCAACGAACGACCGTGTGCTTATTAAAAACGAAGTTACGCAGGCCAATAACGGCGCGTATGTTGTAACCCAAACTGGTAGCGCAGGCGCCCCCTACATCCTTACTCGTGCCACGGATTTTGACACTGTTGGCGCTGGCGAGGTAGCCACTAACGCGTATTTCTACGTGACTGCTGGCGACACGAACATTGGTTCATCTTGGATTTTGAGCCAGACTGCGGCTATCACAATTGGCACAACAGCCCTACCTTTTGACTTGTTTGCCCAACCCGTTGCTTACACCGCCAATGCACCTTTGAATTTGACCGGCACAGTACTGTCTTTGTCCGGCACGGTTGCAGCCACCAACGGCGGCACAGGCACAAGCACGGTTACAACGGGCGATCTGTTGTACGGCTCAGGCACCAACACATGGGGCAAGCTGGCTGCGGGCGCAGGTTACAAGTCTTTGGTCATGAACGCTGGCGGTACCAACGTCGAGTGGAACGCTGTTGCTTTGAACCAATCTGGCGCTGTGTCTGGCACATTGCCGACTGGCAACGGCGGTACAGGGCTCACAACTTACACGCTGGGCGACATCATCTATTCGTCCGCTACCAACACCTTGGCCAAGCTGGCGGGCAACACAACCACGACCAAGACCTTCTTGGTGCAAACCGGTGCTGGCGGTGGAGTTTCTGCGGCTCCTTCATGGGGCACCATCGCGGCGGCAGATGTTTCTGGTTTGGCTCCTTCGGCAACAACTGACACCACCAATGCAGCAAACATCACATCAGGAACCCTCCCGTCTGCACGTCTTAACGGCTCGTACACTGGGATTACTGGAGTTGGCACTCTCGCTGCTGGTGCTTGGAACGGCAGCGTTATTGCTGCTGCTTACGGTGGCACTGGCCAGTCTTCTTATGCTGTTGGGGACCTGCTTTATGCGGATACATCAACATCTCTGGCCAAACTCGCGGACGTAGTTTCTGGCAACGCGTTGATTTCTGGTGGTGTGGGTACTGCGCCAGCTTGGGGCAAGATTGGACTGACAACTCATATCAGCGGTACTTTGGCTGTGGCCAACGGCGGCACAGGCGCAACAGACGCAGCAACAGCTCGGGCAAACTTGGGCGCTGGCACAGGCAACGGCTCGGTCACATCGGTGGTTGCAGGCACATATTTGACTGGCGGCACCATCACCACAACCGGCACTCTGGCTGTAGATGCCACAACTGCAAACACCGCTGGCAAAGTAGTGGCTCGTGACGGTTCAGGCAACTTCAGCGCGGGCACCATTACCGCCAACTTGACCGGCAACGTGACTGGCAACGTGACTGGGAACACTTCTGGTTCTGCTGCCACCTTCACCAGCACCAGCCAAAACTCGCAGTTCAACTCTGTGGGTGTGGGTACCGCTGGTTCTGGCACCGCAGGCGAAATCCGGGCAACCAACAACATCACCGCCTACTACTCTTCGGACATCAAGTTCAAAGAAAACATTCAAGAGATCACCAGTGCCAGCAGCATTGTTCGTGCGATCGGCGGTAAATATTTCGACTGGACTGACGCTTACATCGCAGAACATGGCGGCGCTGACGGCTACTTTGTCCAGAAGCAAGACTTTGGCGTGATCGCTCAGGATGTACAGCGTGTTTTCCCCCGCGCAGTGCGTACACGTCCCGACGGCTCCTTGGCGGTGGACTACGAAAAGCTGGGGGTTCTGGCCTTCCCGGCGCTGGTTGAAACGATGGATCGACTGGACGCACTTGAGGCTCTCGTGGCACAATTGACAAAAGGTAACGCACCATGAGCACGTACTCCCCAGACCTTCGGATCGAACTCATCACAACTGGCGACCAAGCCGGTACGTGGGGGGCAACGACCAACACAAACTTGGCTTACGTCATTGAACAGGCGGTGGCCGGGTATGTTTCCGTTGCCGTGGCCTCGGCCAATCAAGCCCTGACATATCTTAATGGCGGCTCTTCCACCGCTGCGGATAACCAGTCCGTTCACGCAGTCATCGCGCTGACCACCTCCACGGGCGCAAACTTCGCGGTCTACGCCCCACCAGCTTCTAAGTTGTACACAATCTACAACGCCAGCAGCTACGTGGCCACCATCTACAACTCGACGGTGATCGGAAACACGACCGCTGCGGGCACAGGTGTGGCCATCCCTGCGGGCAAAGTCATGACATTGTGGTCTGACGGCACAAACTTTGCCGTCCAAAACAGCCACATCATCGGTACTGTGGTGGGCAACGTCACAGGAAACTTGACCGGCAGTGTAACTGGCAACGTCACTGGGAACGTAACTGGGAATTTAACCGGAAACGTCACCGGGAACGTCACTGGAAACGTAACGGGAAATGTGACAGGAAACGCGTCTGGTAGCGCAGGGTCTTTGGCCACTACCAACTGGACCATTGCCGAATCCGGCGGAGAGCTTGTGTTCAGCTATAGCGGCACCGCAAAATTCTCGATTGACTCGTCGGGCAACGTAATTGCCGCAAGCGACATCACTGCGTACGGCACGCCATAAGGGGCACACATGACGCTACCAGTATCAGGTGCAATTTCGTTCAACGCCATCAACGTCGAGTTGGGTGTTTCCGGGACAACGCAGGCCTCTTTAGGGCAGACTTCCTATCGCACATTGGCGGGCGTTCCATCGGGGCAAATCTCGATGAGCAACTTTTACGGCAAGGCCAATCAGTTTTCGTTTACGATCTCCAGCAACCAAACAAACGCAAACCTTGCCTCGCTTGCTACTGCTGCGGGGTGGAATGGCAGCAGCCAACTAATCGCCACTATCGGTTCTGGCGTTTATCTCAGCGCAAACACCACGGGAGCGCCGGGATTAACTGTTAATGGCTCGTTCCCCGGAGGGGTTTCGTTAACTAACAACGGCTTCATCATCGGCATGGGTGGCGCTGGTGGCGCTGGCGGAGGTTCCGGTGCGGGTTCTGGTGGTGGGTCGGGTGGCTTGGCGCTGTCGGTCTCGTCTGCCATCTCCATTACCAACAACGGGACTATTGGCGGCGGCGGTGGTGGTGGTGGTGGTGGTGCGGCGCGGTACATTCAGGAGTACGGAAACAACTACTGGGGCGGCGGTGGCGGTGGTGGTGGTCGTTCTGGAGCGACCAACTCGTCAGGTGGCAGCGGCGGTGCGGGCATGTCATATAACAATTTTAGCTCCGCTCGATCAGGAACTGCCGGATCGGCTGGCACATCGGGTTCCGCAGGTTCTGGAGGCGCTGGTAACAACGGCGCTGGTGCTAATTATTTTGGAGGCAATGGCGGCAACGGTGGTGGATGGGGCAGTTCTGGAAGTTCTGGTGCAAACTCCTCTTCAACCGCCGAAAATACGGGCCTTCAGCGGAACGGACCCTACGGGGGCGGCAGTGGTGGGGGAGCTGTTTCTGGAAACGCCAGTATCACATGGATCGCTACAGGCACCCGCTTGGGATCAATTACATAAGGAGGCAGTGTGTCAATCGCATTCAAATACACAATCCTCAACGTGGACGAAGCATCCCGCTGCATGGAGGTCGTTTACGAAGCAGAGGGCCATCAGACAATGCACATCGGTGTGCGCCTGCCTTTTAAGGGCGAGCCGCTGGAAGAGGTTATCAAGATGTTTGCCCCAATCCCCTTGTGGGTTGCAAACATGACCCCTGTAGTAGCTCCGCAAGTGGGGGTTTCTGGGTGCATACAACCGCAAGATACAACCCCACCAAAAGTGCAGGATTCCGTTCTTTCACATTTGTTTCCAACTGAACCCACTGGTGCGATTAACGTCACCACTTTTGAATGAGTAGCACATGGCACAACCTACCGTAAATATTGGCTGCGTCTCAAATTTATTTGTGCGGCAAATGCACTTTGTTAATGTCGGCGATTTTGAACAGGGGCACGCGCACTGTTTCGATCACTTAACATTGCTGGCTAAAGGAAAACTTGCCGTCAAAATTAACGACGAGGTGACAGAATTTACTGCGCCACAGATGATTTTTATCAAAGCTGAATTGCGGCACGAACTAACAGCACTGTCAGAGAACACGGTTGCGTACTGCATTCACGCCCTGCGCGAAGAAGGCACAGCTGACATTATCGACCCTTCTATGGTCCCCAAGTCCGATGCGTTGATTGCACTACTGCAGTCGCTGGTAATTTTGGAAAAGTAATGCAAATTCCCGACTTTTCGTGTGTTGAGGAATTTGCCGTTTGGTACATAAGTCAAGGCAACCCCCTAAAACCCCCCGCAAATGCAGAGGTGTTTGAGTCTGACGATGCAACTGCAAGCTGCCTATTTCGGCACGGGCGGTACCAGTTTGAAATTTACCTGATACACGCTAAGCCAGTCATCCCGCAGCATGAACACCCCGGTGTTGAGAACATTGAGTTTCCTATTTCGGAATTGCTTTCAGGTCGAAGCCTGCAATCGTTTGGCGAAATAGTTCAACGCGACGGAATGAGCCACGGCGGAAGCATAAAGGAACGTGCCGAGCATTCCGGGTTTGTTTTGTACTCTGCGCAGAAGTGGGCTGATGGGCTGGAGATGTCAACCATCGGTGCGCGATGGAAGGGTCACACCGCAGGGCCAAAACACGAGGCATTGATTCGACGGTTCAACCCCGAATGTTTGATTTACCCCGGTTATGCTGATGTCACGCGCACAGCAACCGTAAACGAAATTTTATAGCGGTACAGCAGGACACGCCATGAAAGACTGGGCCATTGCAATCACTGCCGGAGTTTTGGTTACATGCCTGTGCATGTGGGTAGCTTTTTCTCTCGTTCCAATGCTGTGGTGGACACTTAGATGATCGGCCTTCTTCTTGATCCAGATGCCGCCCTTGATGCGGTAAATAACGCCGTCCGTCTGGTCAAGAAAGCCAGTGCTACGGCGCAGAACATCGAGTCTTTGGCCCCCATGCTGGGGAAATATTTCGATGCCAAGGCGAATGCCATTGCATCGGCTGAAGCCGCCAAGGCTGGTTCTTTCGGCAGCTCGTCAATGGGCAAGGCCTTTGAGATCGAGATGGCAATTGACGCCCAGAAGGAGTTTGAGGAAGACTTGAAGCGCCTGTTCTGGAACGCCAACAAGATGGATGTATGGCAGAAGATCAAGGCTCGGGCTACCGTGATGGAGGCGGAAGCCGCCAAGGCCGCAGGCAAAGCCAAAGAAGAAGCCCGCCGCAAGAAGCAAAAAGATCAGGAAGAACTTGAGACGGCGATTGCGGTCATCATCTCGGTTGCCATCTTCTGTGGCCTGATGTGGGGTGGCTGGGAGCTGTTCTCTTTCTGCCGCAAAAACGGATGCTGACGATGTGTGGAAGCTCCTCAAATGGTTTGAAGTTGGCACAGACTGGAAGCTCGGCATCGACCGGTTCATTCGGGTTTGCTGCATGGCAATCGTCGCCAACTGGGTGCTCGACATGATGTATGTGCTGCCCGTGGACGACACCAAGTCCATCATTAATTTTGTGAAATCTAACCTAGAGGAATGACATGCTGTCTTTAATTTCTACACTCGGTGGCCTGCTGATCTCCGGCTTGCCAAAACTGCTGGACTACTTCCAGAGCAAGGCTGACCAAAAGCACGAGCTGGCGCTGGCCCAAGTGCAGACCGAGCGGGAGTTGGCGCTGGCCGCTGCTGGTTTTGCCGCTCAAGCCAAGATCGAAGAAATCCGCACCGAACAGGTGGCGATGCAGACCAACGCGCAGATTGCCGAAGCCGAAGCTGCAATGACGCAAGGCGCCCAAGAGCACGACAAGGCGGTTCTCGCCAAGGCATCCACATGGGTCGCCAATTACATCGGCACTGTGCGCCCGACCATCACCTACATCTTTGTGCTGGAGTTGGTCCTGATTAACGGCTGGCTGGCTTGGTATGTCTGGTACAACGAGAAGCTGATTACAAACCTTGAGGAGCTGGTGCGCTTTAGCGACATCATTTTCAGCACTGACGAGATGGCCATGCTTGGCGGCATCATTGGTTTCTGGTTTGGCTCACGCGGCTGGAGCAAGAAGTGAAGCTCTCCAAAGCTGGCGCAGATTTGATGCACCGCTTTGAGGGGTGCAGAAACAAGCCGTACCTTTGCCCCGCCCACATCTGGACAATTGGGTACGGCCATGTGCTGTACCAAGAGCAGATCAAGTTGCCGATGGCGCGGGTCGAGGGTAAAGAAGTTGCCATGATCCGCAAAGAGATGCCGCTTAAACCGGAGGACAATCGTGTCTGGAGCAAAGAGGAAATCGAAAAACTATTCGCTGATGACGTCGCGTCTTTTGAACGCGGTGTTCTACGACTTGTTCCCGGCGTTGCTGGCAGGCAAGGCGCTTTTGACGCTCTTGTCTCTATCTCCTTTAACTTTGGACTAGGCAACCTGCAACGCTCGACCATCCGCATGAAAGCCAACCGGGGTGATTGGGAGGGAGCTGCCGAGGCTTTTATGGCTTGGACCAAGGGCGGTGGCAAAGTTTTGCCCGGACTTGTGAAGCGCCGGGAAGCAGAGATTGCGCTGTTCCTGAGTTAAGTGCGAAAATACCGCAAAACTGAGGTAAACGATGCCCTTACAGAAACTCCAACTGCGCCCCGGCGTAAACCGTGAATCGACGAGCTTAGCCAACGAAGGCACTTGGTTCGAGATGGACAAGGTGCGCTTTCGCTCGGGCTACCCTGAGAAAGTCGGTGGCTGGACTCTGGACAGCGGCTCGGCTGGGGCTAATTTGCAACCACCTACAGGATCATTCTGGGGCGTGTGCCGCGCTTTGTGGAACTGGATCACGCTGGACGGTTTCAACCTGATGGGCCTTGGCACCAACCTGAAGTATTACATTCAGCAGACTGCTGGCGGTGACTTCTACGACATCACACCTATCCGCGATACGGCCTCGGGCGTGACCAACGCCTTCACTGTTGTCAGCGGTTCAAATGTGGTGACTGTTACCGATGCTGGCCACGGCGCACAGAATGGTGACTTTGTAACGGTTACTTATGTTGGCGGCGCTATTGGCGGCATGCCTGCATCTGCCATCAACGGTGAGCACCAAATCACCTACATCAGCTCGAGCCAGTACAGCTTCGTGGCCACTTCGAGCGCCACCAGTAGCGCAGGCCCAACAGGCACCGCAGACTTTGAGTATCAAATCTCCGTTGGTGGTGAGATCGCCACGGTTGGTGTGGGCTGGGGTGCTGGCGGTTGGGGTGGTGACTCTGGCGGTGTACTGACTGGCTGGGGCGAAGCAGCTCCCGCAGGTCTTGGCGTTGACTTGCAGATGCGTTTGTGGAGTCAGGCCAACTACGGGCAAGACCTCCTGATTAACCCTCGCGGCGGTGCGCTGTATCTCTGGAAGGTAAACGCCAACCCAACGATTTACGATCGCGCAGTATTGCTCAGCTCGACCAGCCCATCTCCGTACACCACAGACACAAGCTGCCCGTCCATCTGCAACGCAGTGGCCGTGTCGGATGCTTCGCGTTTTGTGATTGCGTTTGGTTGCAACGATTACGGCGAAACAGAGATTGACCCGTTGCTGATTCGCTGGTCGGATCAGGAAGACTACACCGTGTGGGCGCCACAGGCCACCAACCAAGCAGGCAGCTACCGCCTAAGTACAGGCTCGGGTATTGTGGCCAACCTGCAGACTCGTCAGGAAATCTTGGTTTGGACAGATGCTGCAATCTATTCCATGCAGTACCTTGGACCACCGTTTGTCTGGGGCTTCCAGATTCTGGGCTCCAACACGTCTATTGCTGGTCCCAACGCCATCGCCACGGCGGCAAACGTCACCTACTGGATGGGGCTCGATAAGTTCTACATGTACTCCGGTCGTGTGGAAACACTCTACTGCCCACTGCGTCAGTACATCTTTGGCGACATTAACCTGCAGCAGCAGTATCAGTTCTTTGCCAGCACCAACGAAGGCTTTAACGAGGTCTGGTGGTTCTACTGCTCAGCCAATTCCACGGTGATTGACCGCTATGTGGTTTACAACCACTTGGAGAAAATCTGGAGCTACGGCAACATGTCCCGCACGGCTTGGATTGACTCACCTTTGCGCGATTACCCAACCGCTGCGGGCTACAATGGTCATCTCATCTACCACGAGGATGGCGTGGATGACGGCACGACCAACCCGCCCAGCCCAATTGAGGCTTACATCCAGTCTGCCGATTTCAACATCGGTGACGGCCATAACTACGGCTTTGTCTGGCGCATGATCCCGGACATCACGTTCGACGGCTCCACTGTGAACAACCCCGCGGTGACCATCACCATGCGTCCACGGCAGAACCCCGGTGCAAACTACGGCGCAGCCCCATCACCTGAAGTTATCAGCGCCCAGAACTATCAGGGACAGCGTAACTACGTGGTGCAGCAGTTCACCGAGATTGTTTACACACGGGTACGCGGTCGCCAGATGGCTTTCAAGATTGCCTCCGATGGCCTTGGCGTGCAGTGGCAGTTGGGCGTTCCTTCTATTGATGTTCGTCCGGATGGTCGTCGATGACTCGACTTACCACTACCCGCCCTCCGTTCCTGCCAGTTGCGCCGCAGGAATATGAGCCGCGCTTTCACAACCAGCATAGCGATGTGCTGCGTTTGTATTTCAACCAGCTCGATAACACGCTGTCTTCGGTTTTGGCTCCTCGCGGTGGCAAATGGCTGGACTTCCCTTATGGGGCCATCCAGCGCACAACGGACAAGTCGTTCACGGCCAACACCGCCACGCAGATCACGTTCGACACAAACGACTTCCTGAACGGCATGGCCAACGACGGCACGGACGGGATTGCGGTAGAGCAAAGCGGCATCTACAACTATCAGTTCAGCGTCCAGATCAGGAACACGGACTCCCAAATTCATTCGGCTTGGATTTGGCTGCGCATCAACAACGTGGATGTAGCTGGTACCGGTAGTAAGTTTGACGTAACCGAGAAGCACGGCGGGATTGACGGCTTCATCATTGCCGCTTGCAACTTCTATGTTGAATTGCAAGCCGGAGATACCGTGGAAATGTGGGCGGCTGTAAACAACACTGCCGTCACTTTTGACGCTACCGCAGCCCAAACCAGCCCGTTTGTCATGCCATCCATCCCCTCTGTGGTGGCTACGCTTTCATTTGTGTCAAATGTACCGACATGATAGACTCAACCAACCCCCTTTCTGAGAGGCCCCAATGAGCCTGCAACTTGCCGCACAACACATGGCGTCCCGTGGTCGGGGCCCAGACACCACCCTCGTCCACATGGCTCCACAAGAAGTGGCTGGCCTGCAGGCGCTTGCCAAGGCTCACGGCGGCACACTGACGATTAACCCTGATACGGGTTTGCCAGAGGCAGGCTTCCTGTCAAACATTCTTCCGACACTGATTGGTGCTGGCTTGTCCATTGCATCGGGCGGTACGTTGACTCCCTTAATGGCCGCAGGTATTACAGGTGCTGGTTTTGGCGTAGCCACTGGCAGCTTGAAGAAGGGTCTGCTGGCGGGTCTTGGTGCTTACGGAGGCGCAGGTTTGGCCGGTAGTGTCATGGGTGCTGGCACTGGCGCAATCTCTGCAGGTACGGGTGCGGATGTTGCGGCAGCAGCAAACAACATAAGCGGCATCGCCCCCGGAGTTGAGGCGGTTAATGCCGCCCAGAACAGCGCAAACCTTTTGGGTAATACTGCTACGTCACCGCTCAGCGGTCTTTCGTCCGGTTATGAGGTTGGCGTTCCCACACAAGCCTCAAATTTCAGCCAGCCGCTCAGCGGTCTTTCCTCCGGTTACGAAGTCGGCATTCCAACTCAGGCTGCAAACATGGTGCCCGTCACCACACAAATGCCTGCACCCATGTCTGACCCATCCATTGTGTCTGAGGCCACGCAAGAGCGTTTGCTGGCCGACCGTTTGGCAAAGGCAACTCCGATGGACACGGCAAAATCGGGTCTTGGCGCAATCATGGATAAGCCGGAGCTGTTGTTCAACAAAGGCAACATGAAGTACGGTCTGGCCGCTGCTGCTCCTTTGCTGTTCCAAGAGCAAGAGAAGAAGGCCCGCAAAGAAGAAAAGCCGTACGAGTACACCTTTGACTACAACCGCGTGGAAAATCCAAGCGCAAGCTACACCGGCCCGTACACTGGCGAGCGCACATACTTCAACCCCACATTTACTCGCACTGCTGCTGGCGGTGGCCTGATGGATCTTGGCCCTGTGGAAGCTATGTCGAATCGCAACGAAGCAGAAACTCTGATGGCCAATGGCGGTCAGATGTTTGCTGAAGGCGGCGAAACAAAAGCGGTCGGCAAGGTTGAAGACAACCCTTACTACACCATGACTGGTCAATCTGGTGATGCGTTCAAGTACCTGATGGGCCAAGGCCCCAAGGTTGCCCCTGCCGCTGCTCCAGCCGCTGTTGCCCCTGTTGTTGTCGCTACACCAGCGTCCGTGGCCAGCGCTACTGGCGACCTTGCAAACAGCTATGTGTTTAATCCATCAACTGGCACGTTTGCGTCCATCGGCACAACAACAGCAAACACCTCGCCGGCAACTGCGGCGCAGTACTACGGCGGAGGGGATTCAATCAACACAGGCGTGACTCCTCAACAGGCTGCAGTGTTTGATTTTATGAACACGGATGCAGGCAAGTCTTACAAAGACATGTACGGAGCCGCAAATAGCAGTTTGATTGGTTCTTTGATGCCCGGATCAATGGTGCTTGGCGCCATTAAGGGAGAGTTCACCAACCCGTTTACCGCTTTCCGCGACGCGCAATCTGCATATTCTTTGGCGGAGCGGGCGATGCAGGCGCAGCAGTCCGCTCCAGTTGAGTCTATGGGTGGATCTGTATCGGGCTTCTCCAATGCAGACCCCGGCGGCATGTTTGGCGGTGCGCAATCAGGTGATGTTGGATTTGCTTATGGCGGTCTGGCTGCTTTGGCTGGCGGAGGTCAAAGCCACCTTGGCGATTACTCCGATGGCGGTCGTTTGTTGCGCGGCCCCGGCGATGGTGTGTCTGACAGCATCCCTGCTTCGATCGGTGACAAGCGCCCAGCCCGTTTGGCTGACGGTGAGTTTGTGGTCCCAGCTCGCATCGTCTCTGAGCTGGGTAACGGCTCGACTGAGGCAGGCGCCCGCAAGCTGTACGCCATGATGGACCGTGTTCAGAAGGCCCGCGGCAAGACTGTCGGCAAAGGTCGAGTGGCGGTTAACTCAAAAGCTGAGAAAATGCTGCCAGCATGATGGACATATCGCTGGTTCCTGTCGGGCAAGTAGCTGCAGCCGTGCCTGCGGTTCTGCCTTTTCTCAGTGAATCAGCGCAATGGACTCGCGGTCGTGCAACAGAGGATGACATCCTGAATTTTGTCCTCAGTGGAAAGATGCATCTATGGGTTGTGCATGATGATCGCACAGCAATGGGTCACATCATTACCGAGGTGAAGCAGTACCCTCAGTGCAAGATGCTCACCATCCAGTATTGCGCCATGGTTCCCGGCACAATGGAAGCCGTGGAAGAGAAAATGCAAGAGCTGGCCACTGGTGCCGCGATCAGTGCTGGCTGTGCAGGAATTGAATTCGTGGGTCGTCCCGGATGGCGGCAAACTGCCCAGAAGTATGGGTATGAGGTGCAGAGTGTGATGTACCAGAAATTTTTTGAGGTGAAATCATGAGCTATTCCCGTCGAGAACTTTATGCCATGGGTGAACCACTTGGCGATGGCGCTACCCGCAAAGAGGGTGGTTGCATCATCTATGGTGACGGCGGCAGCGACAGTGGCCCTACCGAACAAACCGTAAAGCAGGACTTGCCTGACTGGGCCATTCCCTACGCCAAAGAGGTGCTGGGTAAGAGCTCGGCTTTGGCTCAGTCCCCGTATCAGGCATACGGCGGAGAGAGAACTGCGCAGTTTACCCCCCTGCAGCAGCAAGCATTCCAAGGTGCTGGCGCGATGACTCCATCGGCTGCTACCGGTGAGGCTACAACCCGAGCACTGAATACGCAGTACAACCCCTACGCCACCGGCCAGTTCGGCGCGCAAGCAGGTCAGTACATGGACCCCTACATGCAGAATGTGGTGGACATTCAACAACGTGAAGCGCAGCGTCAGGCCGACATTGCAGGCACACAGCGCGGCGCTGAAGCGGTTAAGGCTGGTGCATTTGGTGGCAGCCGTCAAGCCATCATGGACGCAGAAGCTGCGCGCAACTTGGCAACCCAGAAGGGTGACATCCAAGCTCGTGGCTTGCAAGATGCTTACACCCGCGGATTGGGTCAGTTCAATACCGAGCAGCAGCTCCGTGAGCAGTCTCGTCAGTACGGCGCCGGTCTGGGCCTGCAGGGTTTGCAGACAGCACTGACTGGTGCTGGTCAGCAGTTCAGTCAAGGCTTGGACATCAACAAGCTGCAGCAGGCATACGGCACTCAGCAGCAACAGCAGGTCCAGAACATTCTCAGCCAGCAGTACGAAGACTTCTTGGCTCAGAAGAAGTTTCCATACCAGCAGTTGGAATTCCAATCGAACCTGTTGCGCGGCACACCTTCTGGTTCTGTGCAAAGCATGTACGCCCCAAGCCCAAGCACGGGTTCGCAGCTCGTCGGCGCTGGCACAGCCCTGTACGGCGCAAGCAAGCTCATGGCCAAGGGTGGCAAGGTATCTGACGCGAAGATTAAGCGTGAAACCAAGCGGGCTGGCCTGATGGATTTGGCGCTCTCAAAAATGTAAGGCAGGTCAGCATGGTAAACATCGAGAAAATCACGTCCACTCTGGCCAAGTTGCCAGATCAGGCCCTGCAGCGCTACGCCATGATGCACAAGGATGATCCTTACATCGTGGCTCTGGCCGTTTCCGAATCCAACCGCCGCAAGGAATTGCGCGCAGCCGGTCAAGCTCAGCCCATGCAGCAGCAACCCAAGGTGGTTGATCAGGCTGTGGCCGAGATGGCTCCCCAGCAGATGCCTGCCATGCCTGAAGAGCAGGGTATTGGTGCTTTGCCTGCCGCTCAGCAGATGAATTTTGCAGATGGCGGCATCACCGGTTACGCTGGTGGTGGTGAGATTGAGAGCTATCAGGATCGTGGTTTGGTTCGCCCTTATGAGACGGTTGCCGATCGGTACTATCGACAGACCAGAGAAGCCGAGGCGGCTGCTCAGGCAGAGCGAGAGGCTCAGGCTGCGGCCATTGGAGTAACTCCTTACGGCCAGCAAATGAGTGGCTTGGGGTCTGCAATTGCAAACATTCCGGGCGTTGTTTACGATGCTGCCGGCACAGCCTTGAAGACATTGGTGAGCGCACCCGGCTACGGCCTCAGTAATTTTGTTGATTCACCAAAAACTCTGACTGCGGCGCAGGGTGCTCCAACATACAAGCCAGAAGATGCCAGCGGAATGGATCGTCGACTTTCCGCTCCCGGCGCAACCCCGCCAATGGCAGCCAACGCCACCAAAGAAGTTGCTGGCGGCGCTGGCAGTGAAGGCGCTCGCAATCTTGGCGCCGGTACGCGGGAGCTTGGTGCGGGCGCTCCTCGAGCAGCAGCCCCATCCACTCAGTCCATTGAGGATCGCTTCCTTGCAGCTCAAAAGAGAATGACTGAGCAGGCCAACCCCTTCCAGACTCAAGAAGATGCTCTGACCGCGGAGCAGAAAAAGTTTGCAGAAGAAAGGCTCGCTGCCGTCACCGAGAGAAACGAGAAGTTCAAGGATGCCTTCAAGGGTAGAGAGGGACGAATCGAAGAGCGCGCCAAAGAGCTGGAGAAGTCCAAAGACACCAACACCGGCTTGGCGTTTCTTGAGGCTGGCTTGGCCATCATGTCCACTCCGGGCAGCTTGGGCACGGCCATCGGCAAGGGTGCGCGCGAAGGCACTGCCAAGTACGCTGCCGGCATTGAAAAGCTGCGCTCTGCAAAAGAGAAGCTGGACGAAGCCCGCGACCGCATGGAAGAGCTGAAGCTCAACCGTGACGAGATGTCCGCCAAAGAAATCATGGAAGCCAAGCTCGGCATCCAGCAGGCCGTTCTCTCCGGAAAGAAGGATGCCTTGTCGTCCGCCAAAACTTTGTACGGCGATCGCAGTGCGCTGGCTCAGACCATCGTCAAAGAGACGCTCAACATCGAAGAGAACGCCAAGAATCGCGCAAATCAACTTCAAGCCGCAGGCGTGTCTGCTTCTATTGGTGTCGCCCAGCAGCAGAAGTTCATCGACGACTGGTTGAAGAAACCTGAGAACGCAGGCAAGACCTACTCTGATGCTTATGCTGCATTTAAGTCGGTCGGCGCTGCTTCCGAGCGCAATGACATCTCCGGCCTGAAAGCTGTCCGAGATGGCTTAACAAAAGATCTTGAGAATCTTCGTATTACTCCAGATGCGAGGAAGGCCAAAGAGGATGAGATCGCTCGGATCGACAGACAAATTTTGGCTTTGTCGGGTATTGGTGGTGGTTCTGGGGCATCGACTAAGGGCGGCCCCCAACGTACAATTGATTGGAATTCAATCAAGTAAGGTAGAGTTATGGCTTATTCGATTCGCCTCCCGGACGGAACTTCCGTTGACAACATTCCAGATGAGGTAACACCGGAAGCAGCGAAGGCCAGAATTCTTCAGCTTCGACCCGAGTTGTTTGGCGCGGGAAAGCCAGCCAAAGATGCCGGCTTCTCTCTTGGTGACATCGCCAAGTCCTTCGGCATGGGCGCCGCTGGAAGCACGAAAGCACTGACCGATGTGGCTGGTGCTGAGAACGTGGTGTCGTCCAAGCTGGGCGATGTATCCAAGTCCCTTCAGGAGAGCATGACTCCTGAGCGTCAGGCTGAACTTCAGCGCCAGCAAGAGCGCATGAAGGCTGCCGAGAAAGAGGGCACTTGGGCTGAAATCAAAGCCGCGGCACAGAACATTGCCGAAGCTCCTCTGCAGTCCGTTGCCCAAGGCGTTGGCTCGTTTGTTCCATACCTGCCTGCATTGTTTGCCAGCCCGATCGCTGGTGCTCTGGGTCTTACTCGGCTTGTGCCGGGTTCGGTGAAGGCTATTGAAGCTGCTGCCAATATCGCCCCCAAGATTATCGGTACAGCCCAAGGTGCCGGCGCGGTCAAGGGCTCCATCTATGAAGGCGTATACGAGGCCGAGAAGGCTGCTGGCGCTACAGATGATGTTGCTCGCCAGAAGGCTACAGCCGCACAGGATTACTTCGGCAAGAACTTTGACCAGATTGCACTTGGCACTGGTCTGGGTTATCTGGCTGGCTCCACTGGTATCGAAAAGCTGCTCACTCCGTCCGGCAAGGCTGCGGCCCAGCAAGGGGTTGCACGTCGCGTGGCTGGCGCTGTGGCCTCGGAAGCCCCAATGGAAGGCGCACAGGGTGGTCAAGAGCGATTGGCTCAGAACATTGCCTTGCAGCGTGAAGGCCGGGATGTTGGCACATTCACAGGCGTGGCTGGTCAGGCTGTGCAAGAAGGCTTGATGGGCGCTTTGTCTGCTGGTCCTGTTGCCGCTCTCCGCGGTCCGGGCGCTCCAGCTCCGCAGCCAAAAGAGGAAGAGAAACCTTTGCTCGCTTTGGGCGCAGAGAAGGTCTTTACTCCCACCCCTTTACCAGACGGCTCTGTGGCCATGACCCGAGAGGATCTTGCTCGCTACGAAGAAGAGCAGTTCCAGAAGAAATACGCCGCACAGGCTGCTG